CGGGTGAACTGACGCTGCCGACGAACGTGAAAGACGCGGCCACGGTAGGCAACAGCACCACCCTGAAGGATCTCGTCTGGTACGACGACCAGGGCAACGAGGTCAGCCGCACACCCAACCCGAACTACGGCAAGGCGCCGGTCACCGCGCCAACCCCGAACACCGTGGCGCCGATGATCCAGGTGCCCGACCCGTCCAATCCGTCGCAACTGATCTGGATCGAGAACAAGGGCCAGGTCACCGCCAGCGCCGCGCTGCAGCAGTTGGCCGCGCATCTGACCGGGCAGGTGGTCGACAAGAAGATCAGCGTTGACGAGGCCAAGGCGCTGATCGACGCGGCCAACCAGCGCATGACGGCCGACACGGCCCAGACCAACGCGGAGACGGCCCAGCAGCAGAACGTCACGACGGCGGCCGGCGATGTCCTGAGCAACACCCGCGGCAACGCCCAGACGGGCGCTGGCATGCTGCAGCAGCGGGCGGCGTCGGCGAGTGGGATGCTGCAGAACATCCTCGGTCAGGCCACCGGCGCCAAGAACCTGATGTCGGCGCCGGCTGGGCTCGGCGAGCAGCTCGTGAACGGTATCGGCGGCTGGACGGCGGACATGATGGGCGGCCAGAGCACGCTGGATTCGGCCGCGCGCATGGTGCAGATGGCCGATCCTCAGAGCAACATGGCCGACCCCGCAACGCAGACCGCGGTGGGCGTGCTGCAGCAGATGCTGGACAAGTACCACCAGGTGACGGGCTCACCGCACCCCGCGGTCGCGGCGACCAACGCCGCGCAGCAGAGCGCACAGAATGGCGGTCTGACGGCGCCGGTGACGACGGCCACGCAGCAGACGCAGCAGACGCCGCCAGTGCAACAGCGGTTCGCTGGGCTGGCGCAGGGAGGCGCGAACATGGGTGGGATGAACCTGTACCCAACGCCAGGTTCGCCAGGGATGCCGATCAGCGGTCTGGCACAGGGCGGGCTGCAGCAGATGCAAGGATTCGTCGCCCCAGGTGCGCCCGTCAAGCCGCCGCCAGTCACGGTCACGGTGGGCTAGGTCATGCCAACGTATACGCTCCCAGATCCGTCAGGCAGTGGGTTCATCAACGCGTCAGGCAACACGCTGCAGGAAGCCGAGCAGACCGCGGCCAGCGCGCGCGGCATGGCCTCGTGGACGGGTGGCAGCTACGGTGCCGACAGCTCGCCGACCGGGACGCAACAGGCCGGCAGCGGCGGCGGTGCTGGTGGCGGCACGCCCGGCGCGGCGCCGACGGTGGTGTCCCAGTCAGGCCAGCAGTTGGCCGCGGGCATCAACAGCCTGCTCGGCGCCATCGCCTCGGGCAACAAGCAAGCGTTCGACGAGGCGGTGCGCCAGTTCAACGTCTCTTCTGGTCTGGACCAGTCCAAGTTCGACGAGAGCATCCGCCAGTTCAATCAGAACTACCAGATTTCCCAGGCGGGATTGACAGGCCAGTACAACGGCCAGCAGACCCAGCAGGCGCAACTGCAGGCGTACAACGAGGCGGTCGGCGCCGCGGGCCTGACGGGCTACTACCAGCCGCCTGGCGTGGCTGGCGGTAGCGGTGGGGCGTTCACGCCGTCGACGCAGGCCCAGTACATCCAGGCCAGGACGCAGCAGCTTCAGGGTCAGGGCATGGGGGCCGTGCAGGCCCAGCAGACCGCCCAATCCGAGTGGTCGCAGGGCTTTGCCCAGAGCGGCAACGTGGCCTATGGCATGCCAACCGGGATCAGTTTTACCGCGCCAGCGCAAGTCGCCGCCGGCGCAGCACCGGGCGGCCTGGGCACGCCGACCCTGGCGGCACAGGCCCAGTGGGCCAATCTGTATGGCCAGAATGCGGCGCCAACCGCCGGCCAGACCACGCTGGCCGCGCAGCAGCAGGCGTACGCCCAGCAGATGGGCGCGGTCAATGCGGCGGCCGCGATGCAGGCCAACCCGTTCAGGCAGGCCCAGGTGATCGGTCAGGCAGGCCGCATCCTGCAGGGCATGCCGACCGCTGGTTTTTCAGCACCGAATACGGTCGCGGGCGTGGGCACCGCCGGTGGCAACACCCAGGGCGGCATGGGCTATCTCTCCCAGTTGATCTCCGACATTCAGGACCCGACGGCCAATCAGACGACGGCGCAGTCCTGGTTGGACGCCACGCCGACCCCCAACAAGATCGACTCCACCAGCTTTCTCGGAGCCTCGCCGACGACGCAGAACCTGATCTTGCAGAGCATGCAGGAGAAGTACGGATTGGACCCGACCGACTCGCTGGCGCAGATCAAAAACACGCTGCCCCAGTTCAACGCACCCAACACCGTGGGCACGATCCGGAGGGGTTGAGCGATGCCGCTGAAGAAGAGCGCCAGTAAGGCCGCGGTTGGCCAGAACATCAAGGCTGAGATCAAAGCCGGCCGACCACAGAAGCAGGCAGTAGCGATCGCGCTGGACGTGCAGCGACGGGCGAAGGGCAAGAAGTAATGAGTACGGGCTATTCGCTGATCATGATTCATCCCAAGTTCGAGACGCGTCGTCAGCCTGTGCTTGCATGGGTGCCGCAGCCTGATGGTTCTGTTAGCGCTCTGGTCGATATGACTTACGGCTTCAGGTACGGAATATCTGGAGCGTACTTACGGATGGTTCCCGCAAAGCCTGATTGGGCATCCGAAGAGTTCGAGGGGTCGTGGGGCTTCCTCGCAGACGATAAGCCGCTGCCGACTCCATCGCAGGTACGTGAACACGTGCAGGGTTGGGCCAGGGTACGCCAGCAGCGCGTGGAGGACGCAGCCTGATGCCAGGCGATTGGGACCGGAACGTCCACCCCGACCTGGTCGATGACGAGGAGAGCTCGTCGTCCGAGCCGTCGGCGCCCCGCCCTCGCGGTCGCGGCCGTGCCAACTCTGACGCGGCCAGTCCCGCGACGGCGGGCGAGGTGGTGTCGGAAGAGCCTGTCACTGAGTCAGGTTCCGAAGGCACTGCTGAGCCCGACCCGGCACGTGATCTGGCCTGGTTCGACCAGATGCGCGAGTCGGCCAAAGATCCGACCGAAGCACTGCGGTCGATCCTCAAGAACGTCCCGTATGACGAGCTCGAGAAAGATGACGTCTTTTCAGGGCTGATCGGGCACGTCGCCGATCGGCGGCTCAAGACGCTGCAGGCCAAGCAGGAGCGCGACGCCGCGGAGCGGGCCAAGTTCGAAGCCGCGGCGAACAACGACCTGTACACGCTGGGTGAGATGACTCAGCGTGAGATCCAGCAGCAGCATGCGTCCCAGCAAGCCGCCCAGTCATTGGCGCCCGCGATGGACGGCATCGTGTTGTTCCAGAAGACCCTGCCCGATGCCATTCAGAAGGATGTTGCCGGGAAGTCGTTTGGGGTTGGGAAAAGCTATGCCGAGGGCGTGGCAGAATACATGGACTACGTCTCAGAGCAGCGGGTCAAGCTCGAGCTTCAGAAGCGCGAGTCTGCACTCCGTAAATCTCTGATGTCGGAAGTAAACGGTGACGAGCCCGTCCCCGAGCGCGACTCAGGTACCCCCGGTCGCGTCCGCGAGGTAACGGACGAGCAGATAGCCGCCATGACGTTACGCGAGTATGAGGCGCTGTTCGACGAGAACGGTAAGCCAAAGCCAGGGGTACGCCATCGGTCAACCCGCGGCATCCCCGTTCGTCAACATTAGGGGGTTCATCGATGGCCACCGGTGCCACTGAGTTCGTTGATAAAACCATCAGCGACGGCGTCTTTTCGCCCGACATCTGGAGCAAGCAGGTCCTCCGCGCGACCGAATCGAACTTGCTGTTCGCCAAGTCCGTCAACCGCGGCTTCGAGAACGACGCCAGCGTGGGCAAGACCGTCAAGGTCGCCTCGATTGGCAACCTTGCTGCTCGAGCCAAGACCGAAAATACCGCGATCGTGTACGAAACCGTTGCGGAAACGGCGACCACGATCACGCTCAACATCTGGTCGTATGCAGCATTGGGAATTGAGGACATCGTGAAGGTGCAGAGCATCATCGATGTCCAATCCGAATACCAGCAGAAGCTGGGCTACGCGCTGGCCAAGGACGTCGACACCAACCTGGCCGTGGACGTCGCGGGGTTCACGCAGACCGTGGGCACGCTGGGCACGGCCCTGTCGGACGCCAACGTCCTGGCCGCGGTGCAGCTTCTCGATAACGCCGACGCGCCCCAGACCGAACGGTTCTTCCTGATGTCACCGGCTGAAAAGGTGGCCAAACTGGCGCTGGACCGCTGGTCGAACGCGTTGTACATCGGCAACACCAACCTGCCGTCGAAGGACGGCCAGCTCGGCGACATGTACGGGCTGAACCTGGGCGTCACCACCAACCTGGTGAAGCCGGCTGGCGGCCAGGCCAACAACTTCATCGGCCATCGCGAGGCCATCGCACTGGTGATGCAGCGCACGCCGAAGTCGCACATCTTTTACGACATCGATGTCTTCTCGTGGAAATTGGCCGTCGAAGAGATTTACGGCCACCAGATGATGCGCCCGACGTTCGGCGTGTGGGCCAAGGGAGTCGCGTAAACCGTGGCAACCGACACCTTCACCGAGCGGATGCAATCAAAAACGCTTGGCCGCTCGGACATCCCCCTGCGCCGCGGGCAGAACTACAACTACCCGCTGCGCTGGTGGGCGACCCCCAACGGCGACATCGTCCAGTTGCAGTCGGACCC